ACACAATGTTCATGAAACCATTTTTAAATTCGAAACGTGTGTAGGCTGCGTGATACATGTGCATTTCATATGTTTTAGTCAAATCCAGGAATACGTGGAGGGTTGTTTCTATGAAACTCTTGTCTGATATAATTTTGTTGAAATCTAAAATTCCCGAGCGACGTTGTTCGGATGTGTATAATGCGTTATTGAATGTGTAAATATGTGTAATTGGTGTGTTCAGACCACCTTCATATGGGGTATAATATTTAAAGTAGCGATGATTCTGATCTCCCGACACAGATTGAACAGACTCACCATTAAGATAAATATCAATTTTTTCGGCAATTTCAAATCCTTGTCTGTCCACACTTCGAAATGGGTAAGGATTACTCGTAAAATTGAAACGAAGTTTGTACTTGGATTTGTCGTCTTCATTTTCCGAATCAGTCAGTCTGTAGAACCAGTGAAAAACTTTAATAGGTTTATCAGACGTAAAATTAGTTTTGAAAGTTCGTTTATTTATTTCAGATGCTTGTTGAATATGTTTGGAAATAATACCAGTTTCAAATGAATGCAATGAAGACGAGAGATAGAGACGTTCTTCGGGTTTTATATGAATTTCCTCGGTTATAATTGTGAAATCCGGTAATGTTAAAACGGATGACGATTCTGTAAAAAATGACTGTTTGTGGAAGTTAATTTCGAACGTTATTTTTTGTTTATGGATTGAGCATAACGGGAAATAATGTCTATCACCAGAACCCTTGTATCGTCTAGAAAAGAAAAAGTGTATTGGTATGAGTAAGTCTCTTTTGAGGAATCCCAAACTGCTACCTTGTGTGGCAAAATACGTGTAATTCCAACCACCGTTTGTTAATAATTGAACAGCATCATGTTGCGTATCACTCAAGTATAATTCGTTGTACAAGAAATTCCAGTCATCTGTGAGCTCTTCTAATTTTATTCCATCTACATGCATCGTGATACTTTTAATAATGTGTAACGAGAGTTGATCGGGATAATTTGTACCGCTTAATACTGGCATAGTCAATTTAATCCACATATCACTCAACAAATCACCCATCTGGTTGGGATTGAATTCAACTTTCACAGTATTACCGAAAGGCCAGTTCGTATCTTGATCCATTTTGGTGACAACCCTACTTTTATAGACTTTCGTATAATTTGAATATTGTTTTAGATCGTAATTAAATAAAGAATCTTCTGGGTCTTTGGAAAGCAGGTGTGTATCCTGCATTCCAATAGCCTTGAGGGAAATCTTAGCAGCCTCACCCATATCTACTTACTGCTCACATATTTTTAATATCATTCTTCCACATCGTAATGTGACTTGTCTTCAACATCTTCTCTAAATCTTCCTTTGCATGTTTCGCTTCATCCATGAGTGCTTTGACGCGTTCCTCTGTATACTCAACTGTCTTGGTATTGAGGAGATAGTCTAAGTTTCCATCAATCTTGGGGAAGATCGAAGACATCTCCGCCTCCAACTCCACCTTCTTTCTTTTGAACACTACCAACTTCCCCTCAATCACCATCGACACAAACTTTGATTTATGGTCACACATCTCTGCTCGCTTCTCGAGTACATCGATGAGGTGTGCCTTCCGCTTCTTGTAGTGCTCGAGGCGCAACTCCACAAAATCCTTCAAGATTTCCTCGGGACTCTCATACTTGTGAATACCCCTAGTAGGATGGAAGAGATGCATATTGGAGACACGGAAGGTCTTCCTCAGCTTGAGGTCCTTGAGGAGATCTTTACCTGCATAGTCCATGATTTCAAAGTGGACATCTTCGGTGGTTGAGTTGTTGACAAACCCCCCAATTAACTTCTTCTCGACGAGACCATCTAGATACTCTTTGTAATCCTGTGTCCAGCGACCTGGTGGTAGCTCAGTCACGACGATATTTCTTCCAGACCAATTCCACACACCTTCCATCATCCAAGTATCCTCTTCCTTGTGAACAACCCCCTTGAAACCCCTAAACCAAGGTCGCATGGGAACAATTTCATCACCACTCAAAATCCGTTTAATATTGTCCCTGATGTCATCTGGTTTGAATGGGGGTACATAGCAACTGAACCCCGTACCAATACCTTCAGTTCCATTCACGAGAACCATCGGGAGGGTAGGCATGTAAAAGTCTGGTTCGATCGGACGACCATCATCATCGAGGTAATTGAGAATTGCGTCATCCCTGGGATCAAAGATTTTTCGTGCATCTTTGGTCAACTTCGTGAAGATATACCTCGTCTGAGACGCATCCTTGCCACCCATGAGACGTGTACCAAACTGACCACAAGGTTCGAGAAGGTTGATGTTGTTCGAACCCGTATAGTCATTCGCCAACTTTACGATCGTATCCGCCAGAGAAACTTCACCGTGATGGTATGCACTTTTTTCAGCCACAAATGCCGCCAGCTGTGCAACCTTCATCTCATCCTTGAGGTTCTTCTTGAAGCACGCGTACATAACTTTGCGTTGCGAGGGTTTGAGACCGTCAGCCATATGCGCAATAGACCGCTTGAGATCCGCGAGACTGAAGTTCACCAAGTCTTTGTGTACAAAGTCAGAGATGTCCAATTGCTTGACATTTCCATATGGAACTTCAAGTTGATCAGCATCCTTCGCTGTGTTCTCTAGAAGCCAAGACTTCCTAGCGTCAGCCTTCTTTTTATCAAAAGCGAGGACGATAGAATCATCAGTCATCGTATCCATATCGAACTTTACAGTGAGGTCTTGAATCTTCTTGAAATACTCACGCGCCTCAGCACTCGTAGAAGTACCCAAACCCTTGTAGTACTTAATCTTCCAACCCTGTTTTCCGTCACCATACCAGGTACGGAAAGCGGAGTCTGTATAGAAGGACTTGGTTTGTGAACCCTTGGTTGCTTTGATGATTGGGGTCACCATCGAAACCACAAAATTAAGTTTCAAAAGACTGGGCCAGAAATAGTGTATCATGTTGAGGATGAGACCCTTGATGTGAGACCCATCGTTATCCGCATCGGTCATGATCATAAGACGCCCGTATCGAAGCTCGGAGACACTCGTGTATTCCTTACCCTGTTGGAGACCCAAAATCTTCTTGAGGTCGTTGAACTCCTGGTTGGAGGTCAACTGCGCCACAGAGACATCTCGCACATTCTTACACTTACCACGAAGGGGAAAGACACCATAGTGATCGCGACCAACAACAGAGAGACCCGCGACCGCGAGAGTCTTCGCTGAGTCACCCTCGGTCACGATGAGGGTACACTTCCCAGAGTGAACAGTTCCTGCTTTGTTGGCATCATCCAACTTGGGAATACCGGTAATCTTAGACTTACGAGCACCATCAGACTTCTGGAGTTCCTTCATCTCCTTGAACTTTGAGAGTGCCAGAAGTTCATCGGCGATCCCCGTTTTGAGAACATTCTTGATAAAGTTCTTGGGCGGTTCAAATTTACTCCCAAAGTTGGGGGACTTCGAGGTACATTCAGATTTGACCTGACTGGAAAAAGTTGGGTTCTCAAGGGTTGCTTTGACAAATAGGTTGAAGGTATTCTTCACCTGTTGAGGTTTTAACTTAATCTTCTTCGCCATCTCATCGATGATACCATTGGCGATGAGGTTCGCAGCATGATCGACATGGGTTCCACCCTTATTGGTGCAGAGACCATTCACAAAGGAAACTTGTTCCATACCATTCTCCGATGGCCCGATACACACCGACCATCGATCCCCGTTGACACAAGTCACCTCTTCGACACCTTCATGCATTTTGGCGTAAGCTTCAAAGTTTTGTTTGGTGAGAATGTCACCATTGAACTTCACTTTACAGTTTTGGGTCGTACAGATGTTCGCATCCCAAACTCGTTTCTGGAAAATGCTGTAGATGGTTTCGTCCATCTTGGACATCCCGAACCTCTTCCACTCGGGTGTGAAAGTGATAGAGACGGAGGACGTGGCACCCGAATGTTTTTTGATTTTTGGTGGGTCGCAGACAGTCATATTCTTCGACCACTTCTGGGTATAGGTCTGCTTCGTCTCATGGTCCTTGATAGCGATAGAAAACTCGGTGGAGTAGATGTTCGCCAACTTGGCACCATAGCCATTGCGACCACCCACGATACGCTTTTGAGTATCATCGTAGTTGGTACTCGTGAGGAGGTGACCAAAGACAAGTTCGGGATTCCAGAGACCTTCCTTCTCGTGCATCTTTACGGAGATCCCACCAAGTGGTCCGTTATTCTCGATAGTCACCGAGCCACTCTCCTTGTCAATAGCGACAGAGATGGAATTGACCTGTTTGGGATGGAGAGAGTTGCGGTCGATGGCGTTGACGAGGATCTCATCAAAGATTTTCAAGAGAGCTGGGGAGTACTTCAAGTTCTTCTTCTCGAACTTTTCACCATTGAGAATCCAGTAGGATTCTGTGCCCAATTCAACTGGACCGACATAGGAGTCGGGTCTCTTGAGAACGTGTTCGATGTGGGTGAGTTTTTGGACACTCTCCATACTTTCTTGGATGTATTACAATTCTAACTTTTAACTTAGGCCCTCATTTTGTCCAACTTACTTTTAAGTTTTGCCTCTTCTAACATCAAGTCAAGATACTCATCGGATAGTTCGGGTGTATACTCTTGGCACCTGGTTAGATAATCGATATCTGTTTCAAATTCACCTATGACCACATCTGGGTCTATATCAAAAAACTCACCGTTGGGTGCACGGATGTGTGCGTAACGAGCGTGAAATATTTCCTCAAGTCTTTTTGTCTTACATGAAGACGTGGTGGTTTTGTTCTTTATCATTGGAAATGGGGATTTAAATGTTGCATAGACTTTGAACTTGTGTGGAACACCTGTATTCAGTTCACGAGCTCTCTGATTAGGATGTACCGATTCGCCGATTTTCACCTCAGGGAAGGAGTCTGTTATGAGAATGTATATGTGAGAGGCATCCGGTAACTTTTGAGTTGTTTGAGAAAGACCGAGATACTGCTCCACATTTGGGATCGATCTTAGAGGTGAAGAAAGATTGTTCTTATCGTGGTCCGGTCCGTAGTAATATGGATCGGGTCGAGCTCCCTCTTTACGTCTCTGGGAGTACCTGACTTCCCAACCATCAGGAAGTTCGAAATCATGTTTGTCAAGGAGATGTTTTTTCAATTTCTGAAGATGATCCATATTACTTAAAAATTGCAATATAATTCTATCTACTTAGGTATATGCTCACCCT